ATGTAGCATATAATCTTCAGCAAGAAACACAGGATCACATCCTCAGAATGATTAAAAAATATACTGAAGAGACTGGAATTAAGAACGTAGTGATTTCAGGTGGTTATGGATTGAATTGTGTTGCAAATTATCATTATCTTAAACACTTGAAAGACATCAACATTTATGTCGATCCAATTTGTTTTGATGCTGGTATCTGCATCGGCGCTGCATACTATCACACCGAGAATAAATCAAAGATTAAACCCCTTGAAAGTGCTTACATTGGATACCAAGAAGAGAGTTATGATTTTTCTGGATTGGATGCAAAGAAAGTTTCATATGATGATATTGTAGAGTTGTTACTTGAAAAACATGTAGTTGCTCTCTTTCAAGGTAAATCAGAAGCAGGACAAAGAGCACTTGGCAATCGTTCCCTGTTGTTTGATCCAAGAGTATTGAACGGAAAGGATATCGTCAATCGAATTAAAAAGAGAGAAAATTTCCGTCCATTTGCAGGTACTATCTTGCAAGAAGAGGCACATAAGTGGTTCAATATGCTTTCACTAAAAGAAAGTCCATATATGCAATATGCAGTTGATGCATATAAAAATGCGATTGAGGAAGTTCCTGCTATCATCCATGCCGACAATACCTGCCGTATTCAAACAGTCACACAAAACCAGAATAACTACTTCTATAATTTGATTTCACATTTCTTTGAGAGAACTGGTGTTCCAATGCTAATGAATACAAGTTTTAATCTTGGTGGAGAACCATTGGTTGAAACCTTTCAAGACGCAATTTGCACACTTAAGAATAGTATGATAGAATATCTGTATCTTCCCGAAGTAGAAACTCTAATTACAGTTAAGAACAAAACTATTTCATATCAATGACTAGACCGATTCAAGTCTTTTTACGACACTGCTACTATTCAAAACTTCAAGAACATCCAGATCGAAAAAGGCCTTCTTGGTTTAATAAGTATAAGGGATTTCAGAATTTTAAGAATACAATAGATCCAAAACTTGCGGACTATCATATTGTCTATGATGAGCACCTTGGAAGTATAAAAGACACGTTTCTTAAGGATGAAAAAGATGTCAAGATAATCGATGTTGGAACTGAATGTGATAGTTTCCTTGAAACTTTAGAATACATCAAGTCCAAAAATTATTCTTCAGATACTATCATTTACTTTCTAGAAGACGATTATGTGCATCGCCCAAACTGGTGTAATATGTTATTGGAGGGATTTACATTAAATCCTTCTTATGTAACCTTGTATGATTTTGATTTCTTTTTAAACGACAATAGTTTCTACAAAATTTTAACCACGGAAAGTTCTCATTGGAGAGCAGTTCCTGCAACCACTCAAACTTTTGCCTGTAAGTTCTCCACGTTGTTAGAAGATTTTGAGATTCACAAAGAGTATTCTAGCACTCTGGCATTAAAAGATTGGCAGGGACAACCAGTAGAGAGTGGATATCATTTTTCAAAAGATTATGACAAATTTTGGAAGTTGGCAGAAGATTATGGAAAATATTTAATTTCTTGTATGCCAGGTTACTCTACTCATGCAGATCTCAATCACCTTTCACCTTTTGTAGATTGGAGTAAGATTATAAATGCAGATTCTAGTGAGATTCATAAATATTTCAAAGTAAGTTATCGGTGACTTATGAAAGTTACAGCATTTTCTATTCCAATTTATAGATATAAGATTGCAGATTGGCAGTCTAAAAAACAACAACTGTTGGATTTATTTCATAGTTTTGAAGAAAGACAAATTGTTAATGTACTCACCAGTCCATCAGACATCAAAACAAATTTGTTTCTGGATGAAATTAAATCCTTTGAAAGAGAATCGGGAATTAAGTTTCATCGCAATGTGACGATCTGGTTTCAGAAATATAAAAGGGGAATGAATCATGATGTTCATAATCATGGGCCTTGGGGATTTTCTGCATGTGCTATGATTAAATATTCTAAAGAAGTTCATCCATCAATTACCTTTGTCTCTCCATTTCACGATTACATAAATGGAGAACTTACACGCTATCAACCAGATGTCGAAGAAGGGGATATAATTTTTTTCCCTTCAAATCTTTCACATTATGTTCCTGTTAATCAATCAGATGAAACAAGAATTGTCGCCCCGTTTAACTTACATATAGATAGACAATACTTTCCCGTTCGTCAAACACAAGATGCCGAACTTGCATCAAATCTAAAAATGTCCTATGATTGAGAAAAATGTTTGATCCAAGTAAACTAAAATACGAGTTTAAAGATTTTATTGGTATTTTTGAAAACGCATTTACATCAGAAGAATGTGATGATGCCATAAAACTATTTGAAAAGTGTCACAAGATGGGATACACTTATGGTAGATTTGGTGAAGGTGATAACGTATTAACCAGGATGGATGATGTTGCTTTAAACATTGGGCCATCTCTAGAACTTGATTGGGATCTAGAGTTTATCAAACCTTTTCAAGATAGATATTACAAATACATCTATCCATTATATAATATTCAGTATCCTGCATTACAAAATTTACAAAGACACCAGATAAAATATATGAAGATGCAAAAAACATCTCCAACACAAGGATATCATGTTTGGCACTGCGAACATGATGCCTATGTTGAAAATTTTGGTGCAGATCATCGAGAAAGAGTTTTAGCATGGATTTTATATTTGAATGATGTAGAAGATGGAGGAGAAACAGAATTCCTTTATCAATCGATGAGAGTAAAACCAAAAAAAGGGACTTTTGCTCTTTGGCCTGCATTTTTTACTCATACTCATAGAGGTAACCCTCCACTAAGTGGTGATAAGTATATTGCAACTGGTTGGATAAACTTCTGTCATACACAACAACTTCAAGGAGAACCCAAAAAATACCCAGATCTAAATACACCAAATGATCCAAGCAAAAAGATGTCTTATGAGTGAATATAAAATTATAGATAATTTTCTCGATGAAGAGGATTTTAATCGTATTGAATCTGCTTTTTTCCCAGAAAGTCCTACATATGGGGGTGAAATAGTTCCTTGGAGTATCAACGAAGGGATCGTAAGAGATAAAGAACTAGGCCCAACAGGATATGAAGAGAACGACTGGATGTATACACATCTTTTTAGTGGACTTGGACATCATCCTGCTACAAAAACTTGGCGTTATGTAAACAGTGAGCATTTACACCTGATCAAACCAATCGTTAAAAAATTGGAAGGGGAAGTAATTATAGCAAGAACAAATCTCTTACCACCAACAGACAATCATATACATCATCTAGATCATACTGATAGAAAAGAACCACATCAAGTTGCATTGCTTTATATTACTAATAACAATGGACATACAGTATTAAAAGACACAGCAGAAGTGGAGTGCGTGAAAAATAGAATGGTGATCTTTGACGGTTCAATACTTCATCATTCAGTTACATCGACAGACAAGATGAGATGTGTAATTAACATCAACTTTACACCATATTTAAAAATTGGAAAACTTAATGCAAACTACAAATGATAGATTATAAAATCATAGATAACGCTCTCTCTAAAAAAGACTTTCTTAAAATTAAAGAGATGATGACTGACATGTATTTTACATGGAATGTTATAAACACTGTTGCAAATAATTCGGAGCAAATGCCAAACCCTGCTTCATATTATTTCATTCACATGTTCTGGGAAGGACTTTATACAACTGATGAAGTATCAGTGTTCATTCCTGTTTTGGAAATGATAGAGGCAAAAGCGTTGATGAGAGTAAAAGGAAATTTATTTCCATCTACAGACAATCTAATACACCATGAGGATCATTTTGATTATCCTTTTGATCATCGTGGTGCAATTTTGTATCTCAACACTAATGATGGACTCACTGTGTTGGAAAATGAAGTAGAGGTAGAATCTGTAGAAAATCGTCTGCTACTATTTGACGGAGCAAAAATGCATCACAGTACAACATGTACTAATCAACAATACAGAATGAATGTTAATTTCAATTTCTTTTGATTATGAAAGTTATTCACCACAATGAACCTTTTTTACATGTAACATTGGAAGATGTTTTTTCCTCTAGAGAATTGGAAATTGTTCATGAAGAAATTAAAGGACTGAAACAATACTTTGGTAATCCAGATGTTACAGGAACAGCATTAAGTCAGGATGATGAACCTTTGAAAAAAGGTGATGGAATTTTCTTGTTACAATTAGATTATGAATCTAAAATAACGAAGTTCATTAATAAACGTATCAAACAAATAGGCAAGAGTGAATGGAAAAATCCTACATTTAGGAGAGTATTTCACTCTTTAGTGTGGGGCAATGAACTTTTGAATTGTTACAAAGGAAATGATTATTATAAACCTCATTTCGATCATGGAGTTCTTACTTTGGTATTTTTCTTATGGGAAGATACTTCAACTTT